CTGAATGATCGTCTGCGTAGTCGTAAAACCAATCGTGAGATTTTAAGTCGTTAGTGAATTCTGTTTTCAAGTCTTTTATCATAATTATTATCTTTCTATATATATAAGGTAAAACAATTCTTAACGAAAGTCAAATTTTTTTTCAATTATCTTGCAACTATTTTATTGCACAATCCTACTAAATCGCCTGCCGATTTCATGCCAGAAATTTTTTTATTTTTTATTTGACATTATTAAATTCCTGCATTAGATTGTTTGTATGGAAATTATTACTATGCTTATCGTTTTTGCAATTATGATTTGTCGAGAAGTCGCAAATTATAGTTGACACATTTATTAAACTCAACATACTTGTATATATGAACTTTGCACAAAAATTAGATCATAACTTGCTGAGTAATTCATTAAACAATGCCACAACCCATGGCTCAACTCATCATGGCTATAGCTTTGAGGATTTTGTTATTCTTGCTCTAGGTTTTACCGAAGAGGATGGCACACCTTATCGAGACAGAAAACAAGGAGGCACAAAAAATCATCGGCAACCCTTCGACATTCCTAAAGAAGTTGCCCAACGCAATCCAATTTTGCCCGAAGCATACAAGCTCCCATGGTCAATCAAGTCAGTAAAAATGGGAACTCCTGTTGGCTTAGGCACTGCCCGACTTCAACATGACGCATGGACAAAAGAAGGTCTTGTTCAAGTTTCAGGGCTTTATTCTAAAGTCGGTGGAGACAAAGTTCTTGAACATTTTTCAATCGAGATTGTTCCGCCCGATGAAGGATATTGGGGCAACATCACAAAAGAAGTAATTGCCCGAATTGATCCCAAAGGCGTATCAAGAGATGATTACTCAAGAGAAGAATTTGAAACAGAAACGGGTGAAGTTAACCGAAACAGAACAGGAGTTATCGGGCTTCGTGCATTAGGCAGACAAAGAAACTTGCAAGCGTATATGAATTTTTCTGATTATACTGCACTTGTGGCTTGACTTTTTTTAACATTACTATACTATAAAACTCATGATTACAACAAAGATACAAAACCTCACAGAAATGCTTAAAAAGTTAAACGAACAAAAGGTTAAAGAAATTCGTGCGGGCAATCATACTTCCGCAAACGCTTTAGCTTCTGTTCAGGTGGATATTGAGGAAAAATTGCTTGAACTTACAGGAAAAAGAGAGCAAAGCCTCAAAGTTTCTGCTTGACTTTTTTCTTCAACCCTTATAGATTATTATTATGCGAAAATTATTTGATATGTTTACTATTGCGTTCGTCCCATTTGTTATTGGCACAATCATTATGTTTGGATGTGCTTTCATTGCTAACCTCATAAACCCATCATGATTAAGATAAAAACACACCCTAACTTCGGTAATTGGTTCAACATTTTTGCTTTCAACAAATTAGTTGAGCAAGTGCATACTAAGTCACAAGCCTTAAAGAAAGCCAAGGAACTTGCCCGAAACAACGAGCAATCATTTTACTTTGACAATGGCGTAAGGCGTGTTATAGTGGTAGAAGATGCTCGCTGAACTTCAAGAAAAAAATCCATTCGTACTTACTGCCATAGATAGAAGAGTCATTATTTTAAGGAAAGATAGCCCTTATTATAAGCCCAAGCTGAATGATAGGATTTTATCTATTGATTGTGTGCTTGCGAATTCCGACAGACTGGTAGAGATCCAAGAAGGTATTTTTGAGTTGAAGAGCTAAGTTGGCACGAAAATCGCGGGGCGAAAAAATGCAAAAAAAATGCTCTATGGGCTTGACTTTCTGAGTTAAAAGCATTAGATTCTTTATATGATTAAAATTGAAGTAAACCCAAACCTTTCCGAATGGCTCAACATTTCATTATTCGGAAAGTTAATTGATAATGCTAAGTGTGAAGTTCAGGCTCTTAAGATTGCTAAGAATCTTCAACAAGAATTGAGAGAAAATGGAGATAGAGTTTCTATCGTTAACAATGTAGAAGAAAACAACTAAAATGACTAAAATTTCACAACAGATTAAAGAAGCATTCCTTGCAGGCAAAGCAAAAAAGGTTAGCAACACCATGACAGACGGCAACAATGTTTGGCTTTATGGATACAAGATTATTAAGCGTACTCCTGACGGTTTAATTCAAGCTAGTTGGGCGGGTTGGCCAACAGCCACAACCAGAGAGCGATTAAAAAACATCGCTGACGCAGATTGTAGCATTAAAGGCGGGGAACCCCTGATGAACAATGAAGTCGTCAACCCTCATGATTGGTACGCAGTCAGGTTTGAGCCTGAAAAAAGTTTTTAGGCTACAAAAAAACCCCCCCCATTTTTTGGAATTTCGCAAAAGCGACTCTCTGAGGAATGGGCGGGGGTGGTAGTTTTCAGTATAGAAACAGAATCCCGTTATTTGGGAAAAACGCTCGACCAAAAAAATAATCGGGCCTTATTCGAATACATTAGGTTATTTCTATGGTATTTCTCGCGCCTTTCTCTTGTTTTAATTGAATTTCAAGAATTCCGTTATTTACAGTTGCTTTTGAGTTTTTTGCGTCAATTTTGATCTTTGTGGAGAATTCGCGGTTAACTTTTGAGGTCATGCCCTTACTAATTTTCTTTTCTCCCGAAACCTTAACCAAACCATCATCCAAAGATATTTTTAAATCTTCTTTAGACATCCCAGGAACCGCTACTCTAATAACATATCCATCATCTAGTTCTTCAATATCTGTACCAGAACTAAAACTGCAAACTCTGTTATTAAGAGCAGATTCGTTAACATTAAAAAAATCTGACAACCAAGAGGTGTCAAAACCAGAATTTATAAGTGAATATTTCATACAATATATATTGCATAAGCCATGCCAACTAAAAATGGCGTAAAATCGCGGTAAAACCTAGTTAGTTGCGACTATCTGACTCAAAAGGAGTTTTCTGTTGACATATGCATGAGTCATTATGACTCGGATTATATTTCTTGCATTTATTTTTATATCTTTCCCACATATAGTAAGGCCAGAAAAAGTGAAAAGCTAAATCATCTTGGTTTTTTAGGGCTGCAGCAAGCTCAAGGGCGTAAATCTGCTCCCAATTCTTTTCTTCTTCAGAAAATTGAGTATCTTCTGGTTTTAATTTAGGTTCTTTTAATGAGCAATTGCAAAAAAATAATACAACTAATAAAAACCTCATATTATAAGGTACACAATTATTAATTAATAAATTACAACTTGACTTTTATTTGATTGTATTGTATTATATCTACAAATGAGTACAGAGGAGCAAGAGCATATTCAAAAAGAGGCTAAAGAAAAATATGGCCAACATTATGATTTTTTCAAAAAAGCTGGGGATGAGGTCAATAATATCATTGGTTTTAATCCTGCATACAGACAAGAAGACATTCTTATTGTTGGGAATGGAGCTTCTCTATGCGCCAAAGAACAGGGGGATTTGATTGATGTTTTCGACAAGGTGTGTCGGATTGATAGCTTTGTTGATCCCGAAGGGCACGAAGAGTATTTAGGTACTAAAACAACTCATATTGTTTATAGCGGTAATCCATTGTTGCCTCCATGGGCAAGATCAAGAGAGTACCCTTCTGTAGGCAATAAAATTATATTGTTGCCATCATCTCAATTTATTAGTATGCAAGCATGGGCTTATTATTTCGCAGAGAAGAATGGATATCTATTTGACTCTGTACAAGCAATGAAAATAATATTATTAGAAAGATTAGGTATAGAATTTGATGAGCAAGATATATGGAAAAGTATGCCCAGTAAAGATTTATATGATACAAAAAATAATTGGACTATGACTCCTCAGTATATATCAAATGAAATCGCGGAAAGAACAGTTGAATATCCGTCGGCGGAGATTTCAACAATATCTTATTTTAAAGATGTTCTGAATTATAAAGTTCACACTATAGGAATGGATTTTGATAATAGTCATGTGTGCGAACATTTAACTTCTTATGATAAAGGACCCTTGCACGAATTAATTGAACTCGATAAGGAAACTATTTTGTTTGACGAATGGGTTGACCGAGGAGAAGTTTTTTCTTATTCTTAATTATATTGTTTGAGGTGGAACTTTGTGTTGAACTTTGTTCGTTGTCTCAAGAGCACTAGGATTGTATGTTTCTGGATATTTTTCATATCCATGCTTTTCATATACAAATCTATATTTATTGTAACAATAATCAATATGTTTTTCTTCTAATAGGTTAATGTCAAATTCTAATTCATCTTTCATTTGTCTACCTTTTATTTCAAAATCTATTTTACATTCCATTTGTTTTGTAAATCTATTTTTTAAAAAATATTTTTCATAGTTTGAAACAAATTTGGGATATTTGTCTATATCTAATTTTACTTTTAACATATCTTCTGCAATATGTTCTGTTCTAATCCAAGTAATATCTCTTAATTTACTTATTTCATTTAATATAATATAATCATTGAATATTCTGTTGATCTCGCGTGGATCATTGTACAACTTTACCCCCAGTTCTGGGTCGCTTCCGCTTAACCACCAATTGAAAATGCTTTTATACCTTGAGACTGGGTGTCTGACAGTGGCAAGCCATTGGTAATCATCATATTTTGAGTTTAGCAACAAATCGAGATCTTTTTTTAATAGTTCTGGCCGAGGAAATTTATAATAATACAAAGATGTTGGGGTCCAGTGGTGAAAAACATAAGGGTTGGGATGATCTTCGCAGTAGCCATATTTGAAGTTATATTTCTCACCCTCTTTGGCTAAAGAATGCGAAAAGAACCCAGAAATACTCCTTGTTCCCATTCGTGGGGGCGAAAAAACGATAACCTTGGCTTCTTCAATTATGTTCATATTATAATCAAATCCTAAAGTAACACAAGGAGCTGTTTGTCAGCTCCTTTTTTTCTTTTTATCCTGTAATATTTTAATGTCATTATAAAGTAAAGCTCTTACTCTAGCGACGTTAGTCCTCTTCATCATTTCATACGGGCTTTTATTATCTAATTCTTTTCGCGTGGTACCAAGCCAAGTAACCGATTCGTAAGAATTCATATGTTTTGCCAAGGTTTCCATGATGTGAATGTGCGCAGCGTCAATTTTAAATTTCATTCGTCATATAATATATTAAGAAAGAAAAAAAACCATTAAAAGTGTACATATTATTGATGGGACCTATATTAAATACAATTATTGGCGCAGGAATTAAAGTACTTGCCAACCTATTAAATTATTGGATTGAGCAAAAAAGACAAGATCAAATGATTCTTGCTGCGCGAGATAGCCAAATGCTTAATGCATTAATCGACAATCAGAATAAACAAGCCTCTGACCCTTTCGTTAAGGTCACAAGAAGAATGTTGTTTCTGGCAATTACTTTTACTATGTGTTTTTTAATGATTTATTATGCAATGAATCCAAATATACAATATGATGTCATTGTTGATAAACCTACAAGTGGTGGTTTTTTTTCCTTTATATTTGGAGGGAATAAATCTTGGGAAAAAGTTCAATTAACAGGAGGCCTTTTATTGACTTCATTTATGGATTTATGTTTTATGGTTATAGGTTTCTATGCAATACCTAGCAGAGCGAGATGAGAATTTTATTATTAATTTTTACTTTGTTGCTTATAGGGTGTTCAACAGCATTAATTAAAAGCAATACATTTTCCCCAAATCCAAAAGACCCCATCGTTTCCAATCAATTCGAAACAACAACAACAACAAAAAAGGGAGAAACCTTTTCTCAAAATAAAATTGAAAATAAAGACGTTTCTTTAAATTATAAACTATATGTTTACAAAGAACCAGTTATTATCACGCTCATTATTTGTGGGGTCACTCTTATATCTTGTGTAATAAGTGGTGCATTTAAAAAATGAATATTTTAGAATACGAAACATTGCTTGCCTCTATTATTACTCTATTTTCCACGCTAATGGGGTTTTGGATTAAGAATAAAATTGTTAACCAACAGGAGTCTCCTCAAAAAAAAGCCCAAAGACAAATGGAAATAGTAACAAGCAAAAATGAAGAAATATATATCTTCCTTAATGAGTTTAAACAGAAGCTTAATGCAGACAGGGCGTATATATTTGAATTTAGTAATGGCAATTATTTTTCCTCTGGTTTACCTATATCAAAATTTACATGCACATACGAATCCGTTTCAGAAGGAATCACTACAGAGTGCCATAATCCTGGAGAATATCGAGTATCTAATTTTAATGAATATATTAAAGAAATGATTGAAGGTAAGCCTTATATCCTTGAAGACGTATCTTTATGTCAAAAAGTATTACTAAAAGAATTATTAATTAAAAAAGGCGTTAAAAGTATATATAATTTTCCCATTAAAGATATTCATAACCATGTCATTGGTTTTTTTGGGATCGATTACGTAAAACAATATTATAAACTTCCACACGAACAAATAAAAGAGTGCTCCTTTGCTGCACAAAAACTCTCTGGCTATTTAAAAATCGAAAAGTAGAATTTTTGTAATAATAGATTATTATATATACAATGGCCTTTACCTTTTGTCAGCACTGTGGAACTAAGCACGAATACACTTCGTCAAAACCAAATTTTTGTACGAATTGTGGAACTTCTTTCGGGGGCGTAAGTCCCCAAATTAATCAAAATACATCCGCTTTAGTAGAAGATGAACCCGTAAAAGTTTCTTCGATGCCTAAACTATCTAAATTAGATTACGAAATTATCAATAATAATTATCAAGAAGTTACTTTAGGTTCAGTTATAAAAGAAGAAAAGTTAAATATCTCCACTCCCAGAAGAAGGCATATAAGCAAAACTGGCGATGCAGTTAAAGACTGTATTGAACAATGCAAGCCTGCTCGAGGAACAAAGGATATTGACGAATAAAAAGAAAAAATTAACATACGAAGAGTGCCACGAAACCATTATCGAAGAAATTTCGAAGCGAAGGCATAAATGGTTTTTAACCTCGATATCATGGATGGATTTTGATGATGTTATACAAATTATATCGTCGCATGTTTATGTCAAGTGGGATAAATTTGATCAATCTAAACCTTTGAAGCCTTGGCTTAACAAGACAATCTCGAATCAATTAAAAAACATATTAAGAAATAATTATTCTAATTTTGTAAGGCCTTGCATGAGTTGTCCATTTAATTTATCTGGCTCTGGAGGTGATGATGGGGCTTGTTCTTTTACTAAGTCTGGAGCCCAGGATTCATCGTGCCCTCTATTCGAAAAATGGGAAAAAACAAAAAAAAGTGCTTACGATATAAAACTGCCATTATCAATTGATTCTGACGAAGCTCAATACAAAGAGTTAAAAGATGTACATACTGAAATTCATACTCCAGAACAAAGACTTCATGCAGAAATGAAAAAGGCCCTCCCAGAGAGACAATATATGATTTACGAAATGTTGTTTATTGAACACAAATCTGAAGAAGAAGTTGCAAAAAAAATGGGGTATAAGACTTCAGAAACAGGGAGAAAGGCGGGTTACAAGCAAATTAAAAACTTGAAAAAACAATTCAAAGAAAGAGCAAAAATAATTATATCTACAAAAGACATTTTTATTTAATTATGAAAAAGCAAAAATTAACTTCAGAGCAAAAAGAATTTATTGAAAAAAATAAAGACAAAATTACAGATTTGGGAGAAATGACTAGGGCGGTTTTTATGAGCGAAAGTTTAGACGGAAGAACGATCGAAGGTAGATTAGTTAGGGAATATCTAATAGAGATTGGTCAAAGTTTTGACACAACCAAAGCTCAACCAGCAAAAGAAGTTATTCTCTCTGAAGAGCAAAAAAGTTTTATTATGGGTTATGCGCGAGATGGAATGAATGCATTTCAAATCACTAAGATTATTTTTCCCGATTCAATTATTACACCCCTCAGCAAAGAAACTTTGGTGATTACAGATTTTATAAGAGATGAAGTTCCAGAAGGTATCGCTGAAGAAGATTCTGCCAGAGGGATACAGTATGAGCCCCCCTGCACAGTTGTTTCTGCAATTAAAAAAATAAATAAAGTTGCTGGAAAGTCTTTAAAGGTTGAAAAGTTGACTCGACAGGAGAAATTGTGCGCAGAAAACTTGATAAACCTCTTGTCCTCTCCAAGGTTTTCATCACAAATTAACAATTATACCAGCAACGAAGAAAGGTTATTGTTTGAGGCAGAATTTACTAGAGCTTGCTGGGATAAGCCCGACCTGACGCCTGACGAAATAAATATGTATATTAATGTTTGTATGGATTACATTAATTTAAAACAAATTGAAGGGCAAAAGCTAAAATTAAACGATATGTTTAATGCCGCCGAAGAAGAAACTGATCTAACAATGAGGTTGACAGAAATACTTAAAACCAAAAGCGAAGAATATAATCAGTGCGTTAATAGAATTGATAGAGCTATTACTAAATTACAGGGAGATCGGGCAAAAAGATTACAATCTAGACAGCAAAATACTGCAAGCATGTTGTCATTGGTAAAATTATTTCAAGAAGAAGAAGAGAGAGAAATTATGATCAAAATGGCAGAAATGCAAAAAGAAATTATCAAGGATGAAGCCGACAGAATGGAAGGTATGCCTGAGTGGAAAGCTAGAGTTTTGGGTATATCAAAAGATGAAGCAATATGATGAATTCTAAAAATTTATTCTACTATAAAATCTCTAAAGTTATTAAAATTGTTGATGGAGATACCTTAGACGTTTTAGTGGATTTAGGTTTTAATATCCATATTAAAGTTAGAGTTCGGTTAAGCGGGATCAATGCCCCTGAATCAAGAACCCGTAATTTAGAAGAAAAAAAGCTCGGACTTGCAGCAAAAGCAAAGCTTGAAGAACTGTGTCAAGGAGATCTCATTCTGCAGTCTCATGGAATAGGAAAATATGGTAGGGTATTAGGAGAGATATGGAAATCTGGAGCAAGTATTAACCATATTATGGTTATTGAAGGACACGCAAAAAAATATGAATAAATGTAAAGTCTGCGGCGAATCTTTTAATACGGAGCGTAGTCTTCATGCCCATTTAAAAAAACACAACTTAACTGTTGCGGAGTATTATACGACACACTACCCAAAGCAGGATCTTTTAACTGGAGAAGATTTACCATTTAAGAATAAGCAAGATTATTTTGATAGAGATTTCCTTTCCAGAAATAGACTTATTAAGTGGTTGAGTTTACAGTCTGCTCAAGATACGCAAGTTAGAAAATATGTTATTGATAAGCTTGCATCTAGAATGAAGCGAAAAGATTTAAATCACGCCCCTTGCCATATTGAGTTGCAATTATGTCAATTGCCACCTATTGAGTTTTATAAAAAAATATTTGGAAGTTATACTGCTGCATGTAAGGAGTTAATATCTCACCAATTAAACAATATTCAGCCTTTATACAGCAAAAATATAGTTGATGGTTTTTTTGAAAATGGCGAAAAATATAAAAATGTAGAAGTTTTAATTGACACAAGAGAGCAGCAACCATTACAGTTTAAAAAATCTAGAACCTTAAAGTTGGATTTTGGAGACTATACCACTGGCGGAGATCAATACTCTTATACTTACATTGATAGAAAAAGCGAGGCGGACTTTAAGTCAACACTGTCTGTTGGATTCAATAGGTTTATTAAAGAGATTGAGCGAGCTGTAGAGTTCGATAGCTTCTTATATATTATTGTTGATTCAAGCATTAATTTAATTAAAAAAAATAATGGATTCTCTGCTCATAAAGCTAATCTTGCATATATCTGGCATAACACAAGAAAACTAATTAATAAGTATCCGAAAAATTGCCAATTTATATTCTCTGGTAGTCGAGCAGCATCCGAGTTTTTAGTTCCACGGTTATTAGTTGAAGGAAAAAGATTATGGAATTGCGATATGCAGTTTCATATAGACAAAAGAATTAGAGAAAAAAAGAAATGACTTGGGATACAGGCAAACAATTAACTCGAGAATCTTTCAAGGATATTAATGATTTAATACTCTCAAAGAAAGGTTTTTTAGAAGAAAGGGAAGCAAAATTATTATTATATAAATTCCTGAGAAATAATATTACATTCGCTGCAGACCTTCTTGCGGGAGTGAAGCTTTTTCCGTTTCAGCATATGGGTATTAAGTCTATGTTTCAAACAGATTACTTTCTTGGGGTATGGAGTCGGGGAATGTCTAAATCTTGGACAACTGGAGTATTTGCGTTTTTAGATGCTATATTGAATCAAGGGGTCCAAATAGGTATAATTTCAAAATCTTTTAGGCAATCTAAAATGATCTTTAAAAAAATCGAAGATATTGCAAATAAACCTGAGGCTGCTCTACTGGCTCAATGCATTACTAAAACTTCGAAAACTAATGATCAATGGAGCATGCATATTGGAGAAAGTCAAATCCACGCTCTTCCTTTGGGAGATGGAGAAAAACTGCGGGGATTCAGATTTCATAGAATTATTATCGATGAGTTTTTGCTGATGCCCGAAAGAATTTATAATGAGGTTATTATTCCCTTTTTGAGTGTTGTCGAAAACCCAACTCAACGAGATGATCTGTATAAGCTCGAAACAGAGCTTATAAAGCAAGGAAAGATGAAAGAGGAGGATAGGTATATCTGGCCAAACAATAAGCTTATTATGCTATCTTCTGCAAGCTACAAGTTTGAATATATGTACAAAGTATATACCCAATTTGAAGAATTGATTAAAGTTGGTAATAAAAATCCTTCTGAGGCTAATCGGGTTATAATGCATTTTAGTTATGATTGTGCACCTTTGCAATTATACGACCAGAATCTTATCGATCAAGCAAAGAGTTCTATGAGTCAATCGCAGTTTGATCGTGAATTCGGAGCAGTTTTTACGGACGATAGTTCTGGATATTTCAAAACATCAAAAATGGCAGAGTGTACGTTAAAAGAGGGGGTTGCACCAAGCGTAGAAGTTGTTGGAGAAGTGGGTGCAAAATATATTTTATCATTTGACCCCAGTTGGGCAGAAAGTGAAAGTAGTGATAATTTTGCAATGCAGGTCTTTAAATTAAGTGATGAAAAAAAATTAGGAACATTAGTACATAGCTATGCTTTAGCTGGAGCTCCAATGAAGTCTCATATAATATATATGCATTATCTTTTAACTCATTTTAATATTGTTGGGATAGTTGGGGATTATAATGGAGGAGTTCAGTTTTTGAGCGCTGCAAATGAGAGCTCTATTTTTAAGAAAGATAATATAAATATAAAAATGCTTGATGCAGATTTTGATAACATAGAAGAATACCAGAAGGCATTATTAGATGCAAAGTCTCAGTATGATTTGAAAAGTAAAAAAATATGTATCCTGCGAAAACCTACAAGCGCATGGATTCGTAGGGCAAACGAATTGCTACAATCTAACTTTGACCATAAAAGGATATACTTTGCATCTCCTGCAATTGATGATTTTTACGAGGAGCAAAGAAAAAAGAAAATACCTATTGATGATTTAAAGTTTTCTAACATTATTGATAAAGATAATCAGTCTAGCGAGGCAAAAATGATTGACTTTGTTGAGCATCAAGAAGCAATGATTTATGCAACAAAAGGAGAGTGTGCGTTAATTCAAATCACAACCTCCCCTCAGGGCACACAAACTTTTGACTTACCCCCTTCTTTAAAAAGGCAAACTGGCCCAGAGAAAGCAAGGAAGGATAGTTATTCGGCTTTAGTGCTCGGTAATTGGATGATAAAAACTTATTATGACTTTATTGACTCTAAAGATAATACAGTTTATACTTTTACCCCAATGTTTATTCGTTAAAGTTAAAAGTTAACTTTAACTTTACTTTCGGACTTTTTTGTGTATTATAATCTATGACTAGAAAATATACTAAACGTTCAGATTATTGGAATAAATTTGAACAACCAAACAACAATTTATCTGATTTAATAAAAAATAAAGATCCAGCTGAGCCTAAGTTTTGCGGTGAAAGTTATTATTCTCAGTCATCCATAATCTCCAGAAGTCAGCCTGCTTCTGGAAAATCTGGAATCAGGAAAAGTAATTCTACCTACAAAGGGAATAAAGCAAATAAATACGCAAACATTAGAGAGGGTATATTACCCTTTGAGCCAGGTTCTTCGGGAGTTTCAATACAAGACGCAATCGAACTGTGTCAAAAAGCTTATGCTAATATTGCAATTTTTAGAAATGCTATAGATATAATGGCGGAATTCGCAAATTCAGCAATACATTTAGAAGGGGGTACTGAACCCGCTAGACAATTTATTGATCGCTGGTTAAGTAAAGTTAAAATATGGAATTTAAAAGATCAATATTTTAGAGAATACTATAGGTCTGGCAATGTATTTTTATATAGAGTGGATGGTAAGTTTGACAAAGAAGATTTAAAGAAAATTTCTACGATTTATGCCGACGCTCGAGGATCTTCTTTGCCGCTTGGCAAAGTTCCTGTAAAATATATACTATTAAACCCATACGATATTGTTGTAACAAAAACAACTGCATTTGAAGAAGGAGACTATAAGAAGGTCTTATCTGAATATGAACTAGATAGATTGCGCAACCCAAAAACAAAAGAAGATAAAGAATTTTATGATGCTTTACCAGAAAAAACCAAAAAAGAAATAAAAGAAAAAAGATTTTCAAGAGAGGGTATTTATGTACAGCTTGATCCCACGAAATTAAATTATAGTTTTTATAAGAAGCAAGATTATGAGCCGTTTGCTATTCCTTTTGGCTTTCCTGTATTGGATGATTTGAATTGGAAAATTGAATTAAAAAAAGTAGATCAAGCAATTAGCAGAACTGTTGAAAATGTTATTCTATTAATAACTATGGGGGCCGAGCCAGACAAGGGCGGCATAAATCCAACCAATTTAAATGCGATGCAATCTTTATTTATGAACGAGAGCGTTGGTAGAGTTTTAGTAAGCGATTATACTACTAAAGCAAATTTTGTTATTCCTGAGATTAATAAAATTCTTGGACCTGAAAAATATGAAATTGTTAATGCTGATATCCGTGATGCGTTGCAGAACGTTATTGTAGGTCAAGAAAAATTCTCGAATACTCAAGTAAAGGCTCAAATATTTTTAGAAAGATTAAAAGAAGCTAGGAACGCATTTATTCAAGATTTCTTGCAGCCTCAGATTAAGATGGTTTGTAGGAATATGGGCTTTAGGCAATTTCCTGAAGCTAAGTTTGAAGATATCGACATTAAGGATGAAGTTCAACTGCAAAGAATTGCTACTCGGTTAATTGAGCTAGGTATACTAACTCCAGAAGATGGCCTTAGGACTATTCAGACAGGGGTATATCCATCTATCGATCAGCTAGAGAAAAATCAAGAAGAATATGTCAAGCAAAGAGAGCAGGGAATGTATAATCCTTTGGTTGGAGGGGTGCCTTCTATCGAACCTCCAGGAGCCCAAGAGCAAAGAAAGGTTGATGAAAAACTGTCAAAAGAAAAGATTAAACAGGACGCAAAAAACAAAAGCGAAATGATTAAGCAAGGCCAGCAACCTGGCCAACAACCTAATCAATCTCAAAATCAAGTTCCTCAAGAGGTTGGAAGGCCGACTGGAGCAACAGCAAGTTATAGCCAAAAAGCTATACAAGAAACTGTTTATGCTGTTGAGAGCTTGAGGTCTGAATTAAATAAAACAATGAAAAAGAAGATCAAGAAAAGAAAGCTAAACGAACAACAAGTTGATTCGATAGATAAACTCGTTAAGTCTATTGTAGTTTCTTCAAAAATAGAAGATTGGCAAACTACTGGAACTGCATGCATTGAAGATTTTAATAAAATCTCTCAACTTAATATTCTTGATGAAGTTAGTGAGATATCATCCGCTCATGAATTAGCCGAGTATCCTGCTGCGATTTTATTTCACAGTAAGAAAAAAGATTAAAATACGTGTATAAGTTTTTATGATTCAATTTTATAACGTAAGAAAAAAAGAAAAAGTACAGATTGACCCTGCTCGGGTGGAGAAGAAAGTTTATGCCCGAACAACTAAAACTGGTAAAGTGAGTGAGCGATATGCATTTACAGCAGTAGATGATGATGGGACAAAAATGACAAAATTTTGCAGTAAGGCTGATTACGATAATCTGGGAAAATAATGAAAGATTTTAAATACTCCGCCTCTTTTGAGTTTGAAGCGGAAGCTTCTGCCGCTCCAATATCAGAAACACAAATTTCTAAAGCTTCTCTCAGGAATCTAGAATCTTTAATTCCTGAAAATATCAACCTGGAAAGAAATATTGATTTGTTAGGAGTTGCATTTAATGCTGCGGTTGTCAATAAGTTTAATAAAAATGGAGATGGAATTGATTCAGATATCGCATTATCTATAAAAGATTATTTTGTTCATAAACCAACTAATATTGAACACAATCGAGATCAGGTTGTTGGGCATATTGTTTCTTCTGGATTTTCGTCTTATGAGGATAGTAATATACTTTCAGACGAAGAGGTAAAAGCAAAAAGGGAACCTTTTAATATTTCTCTTGCTGCAGTAGTATATAAAAACGCAAGCCCGCAATTTTCTGACCTGCTCGAATCTTCAGCAGACGAACATGGAGATTATTCTACTATTATATCTACTAGCTGGGAACTTGGTTTCAACGAGTTCTCAATTGCTATAGGTTCTGAAAATTTAGAAGATAATGAAATTATTAGCGGTGAAGAAATGGAACAATATAAAGAACATTTAGTTGCTTTTGGAGGAAGTGGAAAGCTAGAGGATGGACGTTCTGTTCGTAGGCTTGTAACTGGTGAAGTTTATCCTCTCGGAGTCGCATTTACAACTAAACCTGCTGCGGATGTCAACGGAGTTTTAGTTGCGGAGACACAAGAAAATCGAGAGCAGTCCACAAAAGCAAATAACCAATTTTTAAATAAAATTAAAGAAAAAAGTTCACATACAGATAAAACATCTGTAATTCAACCAAAGGAACCAAATTTACATAATACTATGGAAACAGAAAAACTAATCAATAGCTTAGAAGCACTTCTTGACGAGAAACGTCGTTCAAACGATTTCTCCGAG